ATAATCATTTTCAATACTGCTAAATGCTTTAATTTTAGTAATAAACAAAACATTACTTGCACCAATATTTTGAGCCGTTTGGAGTGCTATAAGTGTTTTACCTACTCTAGGTTCTATTGAGTAGTAAACAAACTTTTTATTTTTTAGTATTTCAGTTCCTTTGTCTGATAATTCTACTTGGTATAATCGTAAATCCATTATAATTTTTGTCTTTTTTTACTAAGATTAGCAAATTGAGTAGTATATCTTAATGTTGTGTTTTGATTATGAAATTCAATAAAATAATCAATAAGGTGTTTATTATTAAAGAATCTTTTTGTATTTACTACTATAACATATTTGTATAAATCTGAATATGTTTTATTATATTTTTTTAAAAACAATTCAACTACAACTGAAAAATCTTGGTTATGATGGTCAACGTGTAAGTTAGATAAACTTTTTATAATTTCTCCTGTAATAGCACATTTAGTAATATTTGGCTTAAAATCATTTTTAAATTTAATTATTTCAGAATCTATAGAAGTTCTAAAAGCTTTTAATGTTTCCTGTTTTTTTAAATCCTTAACTAAACTAAAAGTATGTGATATTGGTATTTTTTCATTATTATCATTTAATATATAAAAGCAAAAGTTATTTTTCCCCCAAGTAGGATTGTTAGAATAAATATATCCATTATGACCATCTTTAATTTTATATAAATAATCAGGATGGTTTTTCATAAATAAATCTATTTCTTTAAAAACATCACAATAAAAATATAACTTATCTTTTTCTATTCTTTTAATTAATTCTTTCATTTTTATATCTTTTTATTACTGCGCACTTGCACAGTTGTTTTGCGCACTTTTTGCGCACCTTTTGCGCAGTAGATTATCAATGTTTATAAGGCTTTAGAACGTTTTACTGCGCAAATTGCGCACTTGCTTATAAAAATTATTATTTTTTTTATTTTTTATTTTTTTAATTATTCTTTAGGTACTGCGCAAATTGCGCACTTTAGCTTGTTAAGTATTGATTTTATTGAGTTTTTACTGCGCAATTTGATTTGCGCAGTTTACACTTTGCGCACTACTTTTGCGCACTTTCAAACTCTTTAATCCAGTTTTGTGATGTTCTCCTACTTATACCTAAAAGTTCAGCTGTTTCACTTCTATTGAATTTTTTATTTACTTTCCATATTTCAAATAGCTTTTCTTTTTCATTTTTACCTTTGTTAAGTGTTATGGTATTTTTAATCTTTGAAACCTCAACTGAATTAACCTTTATCTTTTTAGCCGTAGCGATAAAGTACTTACTTAATTTCTCAGCGTTTAAGATACTTTCTTTTGATATTAGTAATGTATTACCACCCTCACTAAAAAACTCGTTAAAAACGTGCAATAAACAAGCAAAACGAGGTATGTAAGACTTTTGCTTAGGAAACATAGATTTTAAGTACTCATTTTCTTCTTCATTATTTTGTACATCGGTCATTTCATTAAATATACGCTTCCATTCAATTTTTGCATCCTCTGAGAATTTAGCAGTTAGAGTTATTATATCGCCATCTTCATCACGTTTGATAATGCTTTTAATTGTATCGTAAAAAGATATAACACTTTCTTTATACCAGCTTAAAATAGCATCTTCAATTTCATTTTCATTATAATAATCAATTTTTAAATCAGGATAACAAAGTAACATCCTATCCATAAAACCGTTATCTTTATTTTCATCAGTATAAAAAGTATTAAAAATACTTGGTTGAATACCCCCTAGAACTGGTATAAATGGTTTTTCTACAAATGAACTCTTAGCCGTTTTACGATTAAAGTTTACACTTTTACCGCTCCAAGTACTTAGCCAAAATTCTAAATCCGAACCCTCACGATACTTATTCATATCTTTAAGCCAGCCAGCAAGCTCATCTTTAAAAACTCCTACACAATTATCACTTTCTTGGTGTAAATCCACTAATGCTTCTAATGTAATATCGTTTGCTATAAATTGTGTTTTTGATGGTTTTAAAACTTCGCTATGTTCCTTTTTATCTTTTTCGCTTAATTTAATATAATATTCATACTTTTCGTTTTCTTTCATAAAGTTTTTTATCTCTTTAGCGTTTATTTTTGCTAATGGATAAATAATATTATTAATACTCGGAGTTTTACCAAGTCCAGCTTTACCAACAATAGATAACCAAATAGATAAATTTTCATTCCATCCTTTTTTAACCTCAACATCAATAGAGTTACCAACACATACAGAAATAAGCCAAAGTAAAGAACATCCCATATATTCAATAGAACTATCTAACTTTGAGTTACATTCTAAAATATAATTTTGTATATCAATAGGAAATATATCAATAGGGAATACTAAGTCCTCTTTTTTAATAATAGTTTGGATGTGAATATCTTCTTTAAGTTCGTTTATTTTTGACTTTAAACGAGAACCATAACCTTTTTGATAAATGTCTTTTGATGCTGCTGAAAAATCTCCGTTATGATATTTCCAAGTATAAGCTATAAAAGGAGTTATTTGTTTTTCGTGTGGGTAAATAGTACCTGTGCTAAAAAGAAACATTCTATTATCCTCTTTATACACATAACCACTATGCGGAGAAGTAGAACCATGTCTTTTAATAATGTACTTTTTAGATTGATTAGCCACTACTTTAAAGTCAGAACCTATAACATCAAAAATATCTGTTTTATCATTGTAGTCATCCCAGCACGCAATCTCATTTTCTTGAAACTCTTGTTTGTTTTTTTTTGGCTCGATTGGAATTTCTTCAACGTAGTTATACATTTTAGAAAATGACATCAAAGTAAAATGGTCGTTATCTGAAATATAATCTATTTGATGGTATGAATTTTTTGAAACTTTATTATCAGGATATGCAAAAACATAACCCGCCTTTCCTCGTGTTTCAATCACAGCTTCTTTATGACCTTTAAGTTTTGCTAATTTAAGATTACCCTCTACTCTTTTTGATTTATAAAGAATATGATACCCAGCATTTTTGGTTTTATAGATTACAAATTTTTCATCAAAGTCTAAAATATTATCTTTCAAATATCCTAAATATTCATCCCAAAACTCCTTTTGTTCTTTAGCAGTACTAAATACTTTTAAATCAATATCTATTACTTCTAAGTCATCAAATCCTGTTACAATACCGAAATTAGTAGTAGCTGGTATTTCAGTTCCATCTTTTCTAAATATTCCGCCTTTGTAATTATAGTTTTTAGAAAATTCATCAAAACTTATTTTTTCAGTTTGGCTTTTTTTCCATGAAAAGTTTGGAACTTTATTATCCGAAACCGTAATTATACTAAAGTTATCGTGAAATAATTTTATTTTGTTTACCTCCATTTTCATAATTATTTTTTAAAAAGGTAAATTATAAAAGTAGATAACTTTATTTGTTTTTAAAAGACGCTCTATCTTTTTTCTTAAATTCACTTCTCCTTTAAACTCATTTGATTCTTTAAAGCAAACAGTAAAATACAATTCTTCTACTCCCTCCTTAAATACGTCTAAAGTAACTGAATCTAATGTAACAGACTCAATTTTACTTTTAATACTTTCGTTCCAAGTACTCAAATCTACTGATAAGATTTCTTTAGTTTTTGTTTTTTTCATAATATATATTATTAAATAAGTAAACCCCACAATTCAAAAGAGGTTTGGCGTTCTTTATCCTTGTAGGGTTATATAATTTCTTTAAGTTACTATGTCGCCAAACCGTAACTACAAGTACAAATATAAAACTTTTTTTTAAATAACCAACAAAAAAAACCCGCTATTTTCATAACGGGTTAAAAAATGAATCACAACTAAAAGAGAGAGTTACAAATATACATAAAAAAACCACATACTGCAATATGTGGTTTAAAATAATCATTCAAATAATTTAGAAAGTATAAAGATACAATTTTATTTTACATTTTCGGGTAGTGCAAAGCCCTTTAATTCTCCGTAGGCTTTATTAATTAAATACCAATCGTTTAAGTCTTTGAATTTAACGTGCATAGTTCCTTTTTTAAAGAATTTCACTTCAAAGAATCCCCAATCATACCAAGTATTAGTTTCAAAGTCTTGAAAAGCGTTGTAAATACCTCCAATCTTACTATAATTTTGAGCCGTGATATTACATAAAACTTTTACCAAGTCGTCAATTTTACGACCGCTAAATGAATCATACCTCAACTTTGTCTTACCGCTAAAGCTAATCTCGGTAATTCCCTCACAAATAAACTTTTTGTTTAACAAATGTCCTGAGTTTGTTTTCCAACCCTCAACATTAAAGCGGTTATCGTGAGTATATCGTGTAAAGTTATCGATTGCTTCCTCTAATGCTCGGTTAAATGTTTCTTGACGTGTACCGACTATAATTTGAAGCATCTTATAAATGTTCTTCATTGTAAAAGGTACTTTCTCCTGTTCCTCTACAAATTTATTAATGTCTTTCATTACTCCAGAAGTCACATACTTTGCCATATTCATTTTATTAAAGATATGATTCCAAGACTGCTTTTGGATAGCTTTACCAAATTGCGCCTTTTCAGTTACGGTCTTATCGTAACCAACTGATAAGGATATTTTGCCAAGTCCAATTTGAGCTGTCATATAATTAATTGTATCAATACTTTCTTTCATTTGGTCAAAGGCTTTCATAGTTCCAACGTATCGATTAACCAATGCTCTAACCTCATTGTATTGCATCATTCCCTCGCTTTGTTCCTCCTCCTCGTCCTCGTCCATAAAGAATCCCTCGAACTCAAAATCACTCTTTGAAATTGGCTTAAATAATCGAATCAATCCAATATCAATTCCTGTTGTTCTTTCAGCATCAGAAAAGCAGTCGCCTAAGTTTTCGGTGGTTCCGTATTGCTTAATAAGGCTTTGTAGGTTACGATTATCTAAAGTGGTAATATTACATAGGCTTACAATTTCGCAACCGTCAGGAGCAACCTCCCAAGCGTGGCGGATATGTCGCTCCGCATTGCTAAAAGGCGGGTTCATGTAGATGGCGTTCACATGGCTTATCTGTTCGGGTTTGCAGTTAAAAAAGTCGTCGCCAATGATATTGCACTTGCCTTTTAAAATCGCTCTGCAATTCTCGTTAATTTCAAAGGCGAGTACTTGTTTCGCTCCGTGCTCCTTGCAGTAGTCCACTATGTGTCCGAACCCAGCGGACGGCTCTAATATAATTTTGTCTTTACAATCTAATTGCATTAACTCGATTGTGTGCAGTGGTGTTGGGTATAGCTCTTTATGAAACATCGTAATTCATTTTAGATTCTAATATTAAAAATTCAGGATTTAATATTTGATGTATTCGCTCTTCTTGTAATTTAGTGTACCTAAGCCTACCACCTATTTTTTTAATTATAAGCTTTTCATTATCTACTATGTGCCTTATTTTGTTTTGTGTCACACTACACTCTCTCGCCATCTCTAGTGTTGTTTTCATTTCTTTGCGTGTTCAATTAATATATCCAATGCTTCCGTTATTGCTTTTGGCGTGTATTCTATTTCGTCTATTTTACCCAGTCGCCAATCTTGGTAATGTTGTACTATCTCTGTCGCTTGTTTTAGTGTCATTTCTTTAATACTTTAGTGATTATTCCCTCTACTGATTTCGGGTCTTTTTCGTGTGCCATTAAAAAATTACAAATTAAAGCTTTATCCAGTATGTTGTAATTCATAATGTACTCCGCATTCTTTTTTGTTACATCGTAAAAAGCAGTTATGCCCTCAGTTGATACATTATAAAACTCATTGTATAATTTAGTTTGCTTGTCCAAACTTGGATAGATTGCTGTTAATTGGCTTTGTAAGGCTTTGTTTTTGAATTTATGGTCTATCCGTTTAAGCTCGTCTAATATTTCGATAGAACGTTGGAAAAGTACACTTAATTCAACAACGTTATAACCTATGTACTGCTCTTTTGTTAGTTCGATGTTTTCCATTCTTTAACCATTTCTTTAAGTTGTTTTACTAAATCGTAACGCACGCTAAATGTTACTTTTTTTGTGGGAATTTCCAAAGGCTTTCTCCCAGCGTTTACCCTACTACCTCCGCTACGTTTAAAGCTACCGTCTTTTTTTTTTTTCTTAGTTTGTTTATTTTATCTTTATTGCTGGTACAAATATAAAGCTATTTTTGAATAAAAAAAACTTTTAATCAAAATAAGTGAAAAAAAACCCAACTTTTTAAGGCTGGGATTTTTTGGTTATACTAAATCACTTAAATCAACGGGTTTAAATCCGTCGGGTTTTAATATCTTTCCCTCAGCATCTCGCAATATCTGACCATTTGGAAACTTACTCATATTGTTTTCGTGAACTCGATTAAATGCTTCGTCAAATATATCACTCATTCCGTGCTGTTGTATTGTTCCGATTAGCACATACATTTTATCTACGAGTGCATCAAGTATTTCTACTTTGTCGTGGTCGTGGCAAGCCTGTAAATACTCCCTATTCTCCTCTTTCATTAGATTATAGCGTAATGTATAATCGTTGTACTTTGTAAGGCTTGGCGATTCGTTTATAAGTTGTCGACCAATAGTCATAAAATCTTTAACTTTTTTCTGCATCTTTCAGTATTTTGTGATATAAATTATTAATTCTTTCCGAGTTGTGTCCTCTTTTGTAGTAGTACTCTAGTACCTTAGCTATTCTTTGTAGCTTGCTCATATTCTTTTAAATAAAGTTCTAAAACTGCAATAGTCTTTTTTATGTCCTCCTCAAAGTTCCCTTTTTTTCTGCACCGAACCGTTCGTTTTAAAATGTCAAATTCCCAAGCGTTTAAGCCTTGTTGTTCTGCAAATTGGTATAAACTACCTTTACTATTATCGTAATGGCTAGGAGTGTTTATTTCGTTGTCTAGTAGTAGTCTAAAATGATGCGTAATAACAACGCTATTTAACCTGTGTGGGTAGTTCTTTTCATTTTTTTCAGTTCTGAAATTATCATCAAAATCGTAAATATTACCTTTTTTAAATGCTATATCTCCGTTAATATACATGTAATCTTTAGTACATAAGTATTTCATAACTAATAAACTTTTGTTAATTCGTCTTTTATAAATTTTTGCATTGATTCTATTGTTTCAAAAACAAAAGGAGCTTTTCTAAGTGTCCCTGGTGTAAAGTCGCCATTTATATACACTAAAAATCCGTTTTGTGCAGTTTCGATTATTATTCTATTTGTTATTTCTTTCATAATCTATTTTTAAATTAACCGCCCTAAATTAATAAGGCGGTTTTGTTGGTTGTTAGAATGGCAAATCATCAACTTCGACATCCGTATCAATCACCGTAGCTTCTACGCTATCAGTATTTTTCTTTGCGAAAACTTTAAGATTACCTAAGTAAGGCAATTTAATTTCTTTGGCTTTTTCAGCACCAAGCTCTTTCCATTTGTCGCTTGGTAATTTCTGAACCTGAAAACCCCAATTCCCGTTAGTATCCTCACTATCCATTGTAACTACGTCTGTTTGCATATAAACAGCTCCGTCTTTTTCAGTTAGATAGTTATTATCTAAAGGAATAACTAAACATTTTGCGCCTGCTTTTGTTGTGATAAATCCGTGTTGCAATTTTGTTAAAGAAACACTTAACGAATAAGATTGTAATTTTGCCATTTTAAAATGATTTAATTTAGCCTACCTTTTTTTACTGTTGTCGGCTATTCAGTTTTTATTATTTAATTTTATTTTCTAAATCTAAAATCTGTTTATGTGTAGCTTTTCTTAATCCCTTTTCAACTGCTAAAAGATACTTTTCAATTGTTTCTTTAGGTTGCTCTAATAATTCTAAAAACTTTTCATTTGAGATAAATTCTACTTCTTTTTTAGGCTCTGAAAATTCTTTAGTAACCTCAGCTAGATATTTAACATCGTCAAATAATCCCATAAAAATATCAGCATTAAAACCTAGTTTTGATATTGCTTTTGTTAAAGTATCTGTTTCTAATTTCTTTGCAAAATTATCATCTATCTTTGTTTTGGCATTATCAATAAAAATATTTTGAGCGTTTTTAATTGGAAACTCTCCATCAGGATAAAAGAAAACAGCGTGCAAAACAACTAACCCCAAACTTTCAGTTAATGTATAATCAAAATCAAGGCTTTTAAATCCCCAAGTTTTTCCATAGCTTCCAAATTGTTCGGTAACGTTTTTAATTTGGTATTGAGGCGAAATAGCGGTAATATTATTACCTTTTACATTTGCTTTTTTTGTGTACTTCGGATTAGTCTTTTCGACTTTATTCCACAAATCTAAATTACTCATAATTATTAAAATTTTATCGTTATACTTGATTTACGGGGCGTTGTGCCTACTTTCGGTACTTCATTGCCATAAGTATCTAAAACGCTTTGTTTTTGTGCTAATTTTAGCAATTCAACTCTAGCATCTAAATCCGACTTTAAAACATTGTAAACCTCATCGTCTGAGTAGTTCAAAGTATTTCCACCGTTAACAGGCGTAAATTCAACCCCTAAAACGGTCTGTTTTTCTTCTGGGATATGTTTCCTTATCTCAGTTAGTGCAGTGCTTATAACCTCGTTTAAACGTGCTAGATTAGCAGTAAATTGCATCGTATCTACGTTACCGCTTTCGAGTAGATTGTCCACCATTCTTTTGCCTGTTAAAATAGCTTGTTTTTTTGTAAAAGTTGCATCGTACATTGATACAAAGTCTTGTTCTCTTAATTCTAAAAATGTGTTTTTAGTTGCTCCCATCTTGTAATTCTTTTAATAGTTGTGTTAAAATTTCCTTTGCCTCGTTTAGCTGGCTTTGAAGTTTGGCGTTTTCTCTCTCCAATGCTTCAATTCTCTTTAATTGGTAATCTGTTAGTTGTTCCATTTGATTAATTTTTTTACAAATATAATACTTTATTTTGATTAAACAATACTTTTATTCAAAAAGGACAATTATTTTTTTCTTTAGGTATTAAATCTTTGTACTCTCTTTTGATTTTCTCAGCTATGGCTTCTCTAATGAAATGCCCAACATCGACATTATAAGACTTCATTTTTTGGAGTGTTAAAAGTTGCGATTCAGTAACTCTGATTACTTTTGTTTTTGTTAGTATTTTCATAATATTGTAATACGTTAGTTGCTGTTAGCGGGTAGTTATAACTCAGCTTTGTTAAAGTCTGATAAATGGTCTGAAACAACTGAATCAATAACATCTGAATAAGTAAAATCAAACCATAACATAAAAAATAAGTTTCCAATAAATATTCATCCATTTTAATTTTAACTTAATTTCTATTCCTGATTTTACTCTTTTCATTTTTACCAAAACATCGCCATAACGACTATCTTTAGGGTTTAAATGAGCTTCTTTATCTCTTTCGTAATATCTTAAACATTCATAACCACTAATTGAATAAGCAGTCATTTCTTTATTCATAATTTGATACATAAATTTGTATGAATTAAGCCGAAGTTATAACAAGTGTTTTGCGATGATTTTCGGCTTTAGGTTAATATTAATGTTTGTTTTGTACTTGTAATCTTTTGTATTAATCTGAAAGGCTTGCGTTTCTCGTTCCGAAAAACCTCGCAAAGCACTCAACCGTTAGTAGCTATTTAAACATCGTTTTGTGTATAACGACATCATTTATCCGAATTGGGAATTTAAGGCGTGCTAAAGTGTGATATTTCAGGTTTTCACATTCACAACATTTTTTTAAGTTGCCGTAAGTTTCTATTCGTTCGCCTTGAATAAATACTATTATTGATTGTCTTTGCATAATTCTAAATCTAAAGCGTAAATTCCTGTTCTAAAATCTCTTTTCCATACAATATCGTATTTGAATAAATTATAAGAGTAATCTATAACTATTCCTTTTTTACGACATCTTAATTTTATTTTTTTAGCTTCCATATTTGTTTTCGATTTCTATTTCATCAATAGCTAGTCTTATTTTTTCTAAATCTTCAAGTATTGGTTTTAAGTTTTCTAAAAGGCACTCTTTAGAATTTTCCAAGTGCCTTTTTCTTCTGTTTAATACTTCAAGTTTTTTCTTTTGTTTTTCGTTTAACATAATTTTAAGGCGTTTTCAATTACTATTGTAGATTGTTCTTGAGTTAAGTTAAATTTTTCAACTAACATATTTGAAAGAGCAAAAACATATTTTGTTTCTCCAAAACCTTGAGATACCATTTGTGCTAATACTTCTTTTGCAGTTAATAAAGCGTTTGCGATGTTTAATTCTTGAGTTGTCATTTTGTTTTGTTTTAGTTGTTATTTCTTTTACAAATATACGACTAATTTTGTAAATACCAAACAAAATTACAAATATTTTAAAAATTTATGTAAAATAAATAAACAGCTACTAACAATCAATAAACAATAGTGGCGGAATCTACTAAACCGCATACGCCACCATCGTTTATTTTTAACGTTAGCAAACATTGTTACTATTAGTTTTCAGAATGGAATTTTTTGTAAAATTTAGCTTCTATGTCCCGTTTTAAAAAACGCTCACCATCTTTTTCTAACCAACTACCAAAGCCAGCTACATATCCATTTTTCTCTAAATATTCTTCATAGCTTATTTTTTGTTTGTAGTCTCTTTTATATTTAATCATACTTTTCAATTCTTCTTTTACATCTTTTCCTTTCTCGATGTCATTTAAAAGAATTTGTAAACTATTAATTAAAGAAATATAATTTTCTTCTTTATCTTTTATTTCTTTAAATAATTTTTCTTCTCTTGATAATGGGTAAGGTTGTCTATTCATCACGTTTTGTTTTAAATACCCACAACGATTTGCTAACAAGTGTTTGGCAAAAAAGCGGGTTCGGTTATTAATTTAAAGTTTGTTTTTTCTTTGTTAATTCTGTGCTTAATCGAAAGCTATTGCATTTTTAACCGCTTCTTCGCCAAGCCCGAAACCGTTATAAGCAAAAAAATTTACTACCATTTCTCCGCGATATTATACGGTAAGTTTATAACCCACTCCATCGGTGCAAAAAATATATCTTGGTCTTCTTTGCCTGTAAATATGTATTTCGCTACTGCATAAATCGCAATTATTGGTATGCAAAATATCGCAGGGAATAATAATGGAAAGCAAAGAAGCCATATAATAATTTTTAATATTCGTTTTATCATAACCGTAAATTTTTCAGTTTATAACACAGGGTTGTAAGCAATAAAAAGTGCCATTTAGGTTTTTAATATTACATCATTTTCTCAATTATAGATTCTATTCTACCTTTCATTCCGTGACCTGTAACCTTGAGTACGGTTATCCCAATGCGGAGTAAACTCATCTTTAAAAGTTTCTCTATTCATAGGACTATCACTATCGTGTAATCCTGTTTTGTAATCGTCGTAGTTGTTCATTGTATCTGTGTTTATAGTTTTATAAATTTTTCCGTTTTTAACGTATTCTTTTGGTAGCAAGTGGATATTAATAGGTGTTCCGAACATCTTATTTGTGTTTTAAAGGGAGGTTTTTACGCTCCCTGATTTTTTTATTTTAATATTGATTTTAACGTTCTGTAAACTCTTCCTTTTTCATTTATAAAAGCTAATGCGCTACCATTTGTAATATCCGCTTCGAATTCTAATCCATTAAACATAAAAAATATTTCTTTGTTAAATTCGTTATATCTATTTTCAATTGTAAAAGATATATTTGCTTTAGTTAATGCGGAGGTTATTCTTTTAGTTATCATAATTCCTGTGTTTTTATCTGTTTTGTTATACAAATATAAAACTATCTTTTGAATTAAAAAAACTTTTTTTCAAAATTAACATAAAAAAAACCGTTAAACTTAATTAACGGCTTTAAAATAAGTGCTCTAAATGGTAGCAAATTCAAATAGACTGGTACACTATTTACTCAACTTATGCGCAAACAATTTCACAACAACTCCAACAGGAACTATCTTTGCAATAAATCTTAAAATTCTACCTGCGTTGGTAGTTGCTGGACTTTGGCTGTATTTTGTGGCAGCGTTAGTCAATAAGTTTTCAATTAATTCTTTTTCCATAATTTTAAATTTTTGGGTATGTTATCCCGTTGTTAGTAATTATAATCCCTTTATCAAATCTACTTTTTAAAGTTTTCCAATCAAAACCAAATGTCTTTTGAAAATGTGGCGCGTCTTTAAATTTTTTCCAATCACCGCCCCACTCGTAACCTTTGCCCTTAAAGTACTCAGCTACTTTATTCCAATGTTCATCTATTATCCAAGATGCACTTTCAAAATTACCGTCACCATTTTTATCGTATAATAATACAATGTCAAAAGCTAAGCCGTAATTGTGCATACTTTGAAACGAATCCGCATTCGTTACTTTAGGACGTTTTAAGAATAAAGCGTGTTGCTCTGCTGGACTTCGATAAACGTGGCTAAAACGTAGCCTTACGTACTTAGGTAGCTTATTATTACATTCTTTGTAATAAACCATTAACTCCTCCCTAATCTTTGGGTGTGCTAATGCAATTCTTTCAAGTGTTATTTTATCCATTTGTTATTTCGTTTAAGTCTTTTTTTAATTGTTTCATTTTTGAAAGTAAAGATTTGATAATATCAAAAAATGGTTTATTACCTAGCTTTACACTATTCTCATCACAACTTTTAATTTCATTAAATACCCATACGGCAGTCATTGATTTTGCGAGTAGTAATTTTATACCCATTATCGAACCCTCAAATATATAAATATCTATGCTAAAAGCTAGGATAATAGAAGCTAAATAAAAAAAAGATTTTACTACTATATTAAAAAACTTAGTACTTTGAAAAGACTTCCAACCATTTAACTTAATTGTGACGTATAAAGCGGTACAAGTATCTAATGCTATAAATAGTATCATTGTTAAAATTAATCCTTTTATCTATTAATAAAGATGATAATGTTTTCATAATTACAAAGATATACTTTTTTATGATGGTATTTTAATAATTGAAAAATTTAAATCTGAAACTCTAACATCAGGAGATTGTGAGTTTTTTACAAATAATTCTAAATAGTCATTAGCAACTAAATCAATTACATATTGAGTACTTCCTGGATGCTCTTGGTTAGCCGTTGACGTTCTAATAGTCATTTCAGAATTAGCTAGTATAGTTCCATTTTTGGCAATCCCGATACTAATATTTTGATTAGTACTCCCTGACCTAACCGCTGTATTTACGGTTACTAAAAAAGAAGTATTAAACGCTCCTGTGTACGTTAGTCTGTTACTAGCGTGGTCAAACTTAGAGTTTCCCGTGTCTGCTGTTGTAGTACCTAGAGCCTTTACCCATACGTTAACATTTCCTGCACCTATAGTAGTATCGGTTGCGTTATTAATCATATACATAAATCCACGCGTTGCAGTATTCGCAATACCTACGCAGTTCACAAATAAAGCCTTATTTGAAGTATTTAAAACCCCACTTGTATAAGTTCCACCACCTGAGAAGTTAATCGTATCTAAGATATACTTTTCATCGCCAACCGTTGCCGAAGTGCTAAAATTTACGCCTGTTTCCCCGCTACCAATAACGAATGAAGAGTAGATAATTCTTAACCTACGGCTTACATTACAAGTTGATAAGATATTAATTGCAGTAGTTCCAGTTGCGGTATTAAAAAGGCAATTACTATATCCAATAGTTCCAATCGTTCCGTCAAAGTTAAAACCTCCACTATTTAAAAAAGCACAGTCACTCATTACAAAATTAGCATAGTCTTTAATAGTTCCACCACTTGTACAATTCAAAAGATTAACTCCGAACCAATCCAAAGCAGTAGTGGTTATATCGCCTTGTAAATTAAACACTAAAGCGTGAGTAAATGAGATGCTTCTAATAGGTAAAGAATAAGTAGAAGTTATCAAAGCAGTGGCACCGCTTAACCCTGTAGAACTAATCGAGCAATTCTCTGAACTCCAACCAACTATTACAGTATTTTGACCGCACACTAAACGTGAGCCGAGTAAATCAATATGCTTTAAAAATAAGTAGGTATAGTTTGCAACTAAAGTAATCACTCCACTTACAGGAGTAGGCAAATCAGTTAAATCATTAACTTCTACAAATGTAGGATGATTTTCTGAGATGACTAACTCCCATACTCCATCTGTTTTATGGTAGTATTTACACCCTGTAACGGTATCTTCCCACCATTGACCTACATTATAACCAGCGCTAATATTTTGAGCGCTGGTCGGTGGGTTATTTTTAATGTGTGTAGCTTGTATTTTCTTCATTTATTAATAGTTTTTAAATATTAGTGTATGTATGCTCCAATGTCCCACGTTGCTGGTTGCGTTTTGGTTGTTACCGTTGGCATACCTGTAACCCAATTTGCACTTAATATACCTACTGAATCTGTTAAAGTAGCACCTGTATTCCAACATGAACTACCTGACTGTAAAGAGAAGTCTAAATTCACAATATCAGTAATTAAAGGATTTGTAGTTATGCTATTAGTATTAGTGAATGTACCTCCATTTTGATTAACATTTATTGTAGTATTAAGATAAGTACAACATTTGTCAAACACAACTATTGCTAATGCTCCATTTGGATTTACAACTAAGTTAAGCCCTTGGAAAATTGTATTTTTTACTGTAATTCTACTTCCTGCAGCTATACCTCTACCGGTTGAAGATGAGCCTACAAATGTACAGTTATTAACGATAGATGTTCCTGTTCCACCGTTTACGGTAGAAATTGCATAAACGTTAGTTCCTGAAATGTGTTTGAATATTGAGTAATTCAAATCATAAACAGCATTACCAGTTGAGGTTACTTTTGCGATTGTACTAACTTCAAAATAACAACGTTTAAATCTTACTTTAGCAATGTCAGTTTGGTTACTTGTTACTTTAGATAATCCTAAGTATTTAGTATTGGTTACTTCAATAGAACCTAGCGAAGTAATAACTGTTTCACCTGATAACATTGTACAGTTGTTAATTTTTAAAGCAACTGAGCTATTAGCGGAAAGTTGACTTCTAAACGTACTTCTATTAACAGTAATATCTGAACTAGAATCAGGTTGTACATCTACTGTATTGTTCAAGAAATTAGAATCATTAATAGTACAAATACCTGTATTAATAGCGTTAACCCCTTGTGAGTTGTTCTCCATTGAGCAGTTATTTAATACAACGGTTGTATTATTTCCGTGTAAAGAAACTCCGTCATCCGTACCATTTTTAAAAGTACATCCATTATAGGTAACTGATATTACATCGGTAATTACATTACCCTCGTGCTGTACTGTTTGGTTTCCTGATGTGTCAAAAGTACAATTATTATAAATAGTTCCTGTAGTAAGCATATTGTGAGCATTAGAAGTTTGCCCATTAATCATACTTAGATTGTTTACTGTTATATTATCGTAACCGTTAATTCTTAAACAAACTCTTGCGCTTTGAGCATCAATTATACCTGCACCACTTACGTGATTACCTACAATAGTAACTGCGCTTTGTTGTACGTTTAATTCTTCAAGATGCGTACCAACTACATTAAGCGTTTTTGTATTTAATACCGCCCAATTTACACCACTAAACCCAGTAAAAGCATTTGCAAAACTAGTTCCGCTACTATCTCCATAAGTTGTACCTAATGGTCTTACAAAGTATTCTGCTGGTACTGGTTGTGGGTCAATAACTACATTTGCACTATCGACTGAGGTTTCCCCATCACTTGTTACTTTAAATGTATAGGTAGTATCGTCTGTTAATCCTGTTATTGTAGTTGTTGAAGTGCTACCTGTTAACCCTGTTAATCCCGACGTTGTAGGTGTTTCGGTTATTACCCAATCAGCAGTAGGCAATCCATTTAAAATTACGCTACCTGTAGGAGTAACTAATGTAGGTTGTGTTATTGTTCCGATTGTAGGAGCGGTTATAAAATCAGTATCAATTATAACATCACCAAATGAATCAAGTAAAATTAGCCCCGCATTTGTTCCGTCGGCTAAAGGTAAAGTAGCATCTGTACCCGTCGAACTTACTACTACTCCGTTTGTTGGACTTGCGGTGTAGGATAGGTCGGTTTCGCCACCGTCCGCATACCCAAAGAATAACTTAGCACCGTTAGTTTGCGCCCTTGCTAAATCGCCCTCGATACCTCCAGCGTTGTTGGTTTGCATTGATTTAGGTGCCCAAATTACAGCGGTTGAGCTATTAAAAAAATTGGTGTAATCGTTTGCGGTTGTTGTACCTATTGTTCCGTATATTTCAAAGCGACCTGAAGAGTTTTCTGCAAAGAAATTAGAAGTACTTGAAAGTAAAATATTTCCTAATTTAGTAACGCCTCTTTGACCATCAAAACAAGAATTCCCAAAAATACAATTCCCTAAAATATGACCATTTGCGCCACCAAAACAACCGCTACCAAAAGATGTAATAAGTCCTAAAGCATCTTCTATATAAGCAGGTGCATCGAATAAAAACCCATCTATTAACCCAAAACTACTTCCATTCGGAACGGTAAACCAAAACGTACCATTTGAATAACTTTCGTTTGTTATGGTTGCGCTTGTGAACGTTCTAATATAAGCCGAAGCAGTAGCTAAATTCGTGAAGAAATCGCCTGCTTTATCGACTATTTTTATAAGAGTCTTAAAGTATCGCCTGTACCGTCGTTTGCGCTTGCTCCTACGTTAATTATTTGCTGTGCCATTCTTTTTTAAATAGATTTCTAATTTCGCAATAGTTTTTTTAGCCTCACGCTCTTGTTTTTCTTTAGAATCCAAAGTCTTCGTCGTTGTCATTATCGCTTTTATTTCGTTTATTACTATGATTTATGCCCTCAAAAAACCAGCTCCCCATGCTTTGCTTACGTGCTGGAACTACCGTACCTGATACATAAGAGTAATACTCAGGAATACGGTTTAAAGATAGCCATTTTTCCATCCTTTGCATATACATTTCAGCCTTTACCCTTTGATTTTCAACTAAAAAATCAACTTCATTCTTGTCTATTGCCGTTCCATTGTTCGGTGTATGCTTATAAATCCCTCCATTACTAACGTGGTACGCCCCGATTTTAAGGTATTCCATAGCGCTTTGATGGATTAAAAAAGGCGTGATATACTTTGTATGCAATATAAGATAATCGCCTGTTAAATCGCCATTTTCAAAGTCTGTTTTTATCTTTTCGTATAGTGTTTCCCCTAAACTTTCTTCTAATTTAGATATTTGAGCATCTATAATACAAAATTTATATCTGTCAACATCAATATTGCCACCCAATAGAGTACTTTCTGTTATCTGATTATCTGTTAATAGTATCGTTTCCATTAGTTTTTAGGTTTTAAAAATCCATTATTAGGCATATCGTTTGGCATTTTAGCAACTAAAGCATCGTTTTGCTCGAAGTTTGCCTCTTTTCTTAGCGACGGGTCAAGTTCATTAAGTAGTTCACGTGCCTTTTTTGCGCTTATTTTATCGTTATTTTTCTTAATGTAGATGTTTCTCATAAAGAAATGGCGACATCGGGCACCGCCTTTATAGAGCCAAATTGAGTACTTATCTGCGCCCTCAGGACCAAAGCCTTTATTAACCGATTTGTTACCTGCTGCGATAATGTCCTCTTTACGATACATTAAATTAGCCTGCATCATTTTACGGCAAAACTCGCGTTCAGGGTTTGGATTACCAGCATAAGAATATCTAATTTTAAACAAAGTTGTATCCTGCTCGCTATCTCTTTCAGGGAAGTTTGACGGTGCGTAAGCTAATTTAAAAGACGTTTCAGTTATCGGGTCGTCGTTGTCCGATTCTCTAGAGTCTATCAATTCCCATTCATCTAAATCTATTGATTCCCCTAAGCCTACTAGCTCATCGGCTAAAATATCGTCTGCGTGTTCGTGGTTACTTTGCGCGCTTAATTGTGTAGGTTGCGCTTCAACCGCTTTAGTTCTTAACGGGATAAAATCCAAATCAATATTAATACCGCAAGCGTTAAAGATTTCCATTAAGCCGTCAAGTATTGTTTCCTTTTTTGGTTGAATAACATTAATCATTAATTCATCAAATGCCACTTGCATTTCATCTGCATTGTTTCCAAATCCTGTATTATCTTTAATCCCGAAAAGAATAGGACTTACTACCCTATGCGATAACATAATTTTCTGAGTTGCTTCCGAGCTTAAAAATTCGTATTGTTTATGTGCTTCGTTAACCTCTAGGGTTTCAACTGTAATAGCACTATCCTTATTATCGTTGTAAGCCAAAAGAAACTTACCAGCATTATTAGAACCAGCTAAATTTTTACGATAGCTATCCATTGTTTCTATTTTCTGCTCATCGGTTCTATCCGCTCCATCATTAATATTAATGATATGTCCAAAGGATAAACCATTTTGAATATGATTAACGCAAAAATTACCTATCTCTTCTTCTAGTTTAGAGTAAGGCAAAGACGAAATATAGCTAGGGTCTGAATAATAATTTTTACCTACTTGGTAATCTTTAAAGATATAGATTGCACTTCCGCTCTTAGGCATTTTAGACAAGTCTAAAGCATCAATAGGTAAAGGCTCATATTTTCTAGTATCGGCAAAATTACGTGAATACCAATATATATTAATATCGCCATTCTCATCCATTTTATTAGGTGCGATAGTATTCTTAGGTACGTGTTTAATTTGCTTTAATTTACCTTTATCAAATATAATCTCAGCCGATGCTTCACCAAACAACTCGAAGTCGTGGCAAATGTTTTTTAAATCCTTTTTGCTAATGATTGATACCACCGTTGCAAATTGGATAGGCTTAATTGATTGTTGTTTACAAGTTAATCCTTTGCCATAAATAAACTGAGAATAAGCATCTATAATCGCTCTATTGGTTGGACTACCATTGTACCTATCAATTATTTCTTGGTAAAAGCTGTTTTTATCGCCATTTAAAACGAAGTCTTTAGAAGCTACTTCTTTAATCTCAGGTCTAAAGTAGTTGGACAGTTGTAATTTTTCTAGTATCATATATTTTCAGTTGCATACGCTTTACCCCGATAGAGTAAAACATCGTTAGTATCGTAAACTTCAAACTCGAAACTTTGTCCCTCACTCATTGTGTGTGTAAATGTAGCGGTTAAATATCCGTTTACATTCGTGCAAGTAAGATTGTGAGTTGTTTCTGTTTGCCTTAATTCATTCCTTAAAATCATAGTTGCAGTACTCACGTATTCACGTGGTATAATTTGCAAGGTGTGAGTTGTATCGGTTGGGTCAAATATCTTCATACTTATTAAACGCTTTTTTACTCGTTTGGTATCAAATAAAAAACCCACCTATTAAAGTGGGTTTGATAAGATTGTTTCCTCCTTTCTTTTAAGGCGTTACTACATCGTTTGAAATTAAAGCTAATAAGGCAGTCTTTGCCGAACTAGATAAGAACGGAGCAAAGACTTTATCTTTTGCTTCCAAAGCTACTGTATAACCACTAACCTCAGTACTCATTACTGAAGTTGTAGCATCCATTCCGCTATCAATACCCACCACTTTTACATTTCCGTTGTAGTCAGTTACAAATGCAACCACACGACCATAAAGTAAAGATTGTAATTCCACTTCCGTTTCTTTACCTAACTTTTGTAAATTCAAGGCTAATGCTTGAACTATCTCAGTAGTTCGGTTATCAGTATTTACAGTTGCGGTTTCAATTAACGAATTCCCAGCACCTTTAACTTCATATCTGAAAACCTCAGTTAAAGCAACTGGTAAAGTAGCAATTTCTTGGTTCGCAACAGTGTAAGTCGTACCATCGTAAACAGCAAAATCCACGTATTTAATCCCTGTTCTTGAATCCTTACAAGATAAGGTTCTACCTTTTAATATTTCACAAGCCATATCTGTATTTTATTAAAAACCGCCCTAGTTAAAGAGCGGTCTTGATTAATATTATCCTACGTATAAAACGTTAAATTTCTGATTAACAACGTGAGCGGCTAATGTCATGTTGTGTTTAATAAACATGTCCTCTCTGTTGTTAGCGATTTTATCCAATTGAAGTAAGTTAATGTCAGATGCTAAATCAGTAGCCCAAACTAAGTGAGATTTCAAAGCGCAAATAACAACTTTCTCAGGAATCGGAACGAACTCAACTCTTAACCCATTAAAGTAAATGTTAGCAGCCGAAGCGTCAACATCAAACGGTTTAGTATAGTCGGTAGTTACGTTGTTCGCTGCAATAATAAACTGCTTATGAGAACGTGGAGCGTATAAGATTGGTTGCTCAGTACCAGCTAAAGTAGCAGCAGGAATAGCAGCATAAATTTTATCATACTCAGCTTTAATGTTAGAAGCAGTAATAGTCGTACCAGCTACTTTAATTCTAGTACCTACTCCAGCAGTTGCAGAAGCGTTAGAATCATTGTAAATCATTTTAACAACTATACCATCAGTTTGCGCATCAGTTAAAGAAGCGACTAAAGTCTTTTCAGCTGCACCTACGGCAGTATTAGCAGTACCAGCAGTTAAAGCAGCAACAGCCGTTTTAGTAGCGGATTTTGCACCATTCCAAAACTCAAACTCAGCAGCTAAAGATACTTGTTTAGCATAAAGTCCACCGATAACAAGTTGCTCAAATTCGTTTGACATGATTTCCCAAGCTCCTGGCTTCATATCTCTTTTGAAGCGAGAAAAACGCAAAGTGTTAGGGTCAAATTCTTGGTAAAATTGTACTTTAGTAGGAGTCACCACCACATCAAAAGCAGTAAGTGAACCCGCACTAGTTGGCACTCCACTTGTGTATGCTTGTAAAGTTGCACTTGCAGTGGCTTCCGTAAAGATAGTTTCCGCTTTTACATCTGTTTCAAAAGTAACTAAAGACTTTGCAATAGTTTGATTTTCGAATAATAATTCCTCTGTAATCGGTTCAGCAGCTACACCTCTGTAGGCTACTTGGTTGTAAGTAATCGCCATAATTTATTGTTTTATTTGGTTAGTCTAAATTTTTCTAAAGCAGTCATTTCTTCAAATGATTTTTCTTTAGCTGGTTTGTTTTTTGTCAAAGAAATTACTTCTTTTTGTTCTTCTAGTTTAGCTTCAAAATCGGCTTTCAATTCCATCTTTAAAGACTCTAATTGCTTCCCGAACTCTTGCGCTAGTTGGTAAAAAATCTCTTGCGTATGCTTTTCAGATTTTACGCCATTAGGCTTAACTTCTTCAAGTTCCGCTGGCATTTCTTCTTCTACTTCTTCCGCCTTAGCTTCTGAAAGTTCAGATACTAAACCACCTACAACAGTTAAAGTCATTCCATTTTCTAAAATGTACTCTCCGTCAGGTAAAGGCATAGCTTCGCCATTTTCGTTTTTGATAGTTAGCGGTAATCCAACTGCTAATGTATCACCCTCAAAGTCGATGCTTACCGCACCATCTTGGGTTTTAACGCTTCCAAGTTCTACTTTGCTTTTAGTTAGTGAAGCAAAGCCCTCCTTAATTGCGCTTAAAATTAAATCTACATTCATATTCTCGGTTTTTAAATTAATACGTTCTAGGTCAAAGAATCCGTCAATACTGAATCCTTTTACTTTGCCAGTCTTTACAAAGTCATTCCAAATATCATCATTATTCACTTTCATACTTGCGAACCAAGTTCCAACAGGTTCATTTAATCCGTAGTGAACTGATTTATCCGTTTCACTTTCTTTTATCCAACTTTCTACAAAGGTTACATCTTTTATTACTTGCTTTTCATCGTGTTCTAAAGTCGATTGACTTTGATAACCTTGCTCAAAAAAGTTTTCCATTGATAGTCTAATTGTTTCAGCTGAGAAAACTATATTAAACTCTTTTCCATTTTGGTTGCGATATACTGGCTTATTTGGTATTAAAACCGCACCCAATAATATACGTTTTTCAGTATCAATGGCTTTAAGTTGGATTTCTTTTTGTTCAGATAAAGCAATAAATTCCGATTCCATAGCAGGACTTTCCACTAAGGATATGCCGAATACTCCGTCGGTTTCATCTTTGTTAAAAATTACTTCGTATGTTTCCATATTCATTAAACGTTTTTTATTGTTAGTGGTATCTTTAATTTCCAAAAGTCGCCGTTTTTACACGATTGCGGTCAAGTGCCTGTGAGGTCGTTACTGCTGAACTCACTACGAACGCTTCAATAGGTTTGTTTTGTTGTCCCGCTATTGTTTGCGCTAATTGGTTTGTTCCGCTTTGACCTACTATGTTGAATTGTGGAGGTGCTGGGGCTTGACCTCCTCCGCTACCAAGATTAGCGGAACTTCCACCCACTCCTCCTCCACCTAAGGCGGATAAGGCTTTTGCAGTTGCAGCAATATTAGAGGCTATACCAATACCCGCGCTTATTTTATTTGCTATTATTTCTTGCGCTGCTAATCCTTGACCACCGGGCAAAAGAGCATATTTTAAAGTGGCTGCCGCATTAGCCGCTTGAGTATTAATTACAATTTTTGCAATACCCGCCGCACTTTCGGCAATCATTAAACCTTTTTGGATTGCTTTATTTTTAATTCCTAAATTTTGAAGTAAAGAAATTCCAGCCGATATGTTATTTAATTGAGAATCTTGTATTGATTTTTTCGCATCAGCAACGGATTGCTCTATTGCTATTTGCTCTTTTGCATTTTCTTCGTCTTTCTCTTTTTTGTCTTTAGCATCTTTCTCCTCTTTAGCTTTTTTTTCTTCGGCTAATTTATACTCAATTTCTTGTTGCTTTAATGCTAAATCATTTTTATCATTTAAGAATTTAATTTCTAAATCAAGCGTACTTACTTTTTGCTTTTTTAAAATTGTTAATTCCTTTTCATACTTTTCTGTTAGCCTTTCTAAATCTGTTTTAGATATTTCATCATTTGCTTTTTTAGCGTTGTCTGCAATATCTTGCGCTTCTTTTTTTAGCCTATCACGTTCTTCTTTTCTCTTGTCCCTAGCTTCCTTATTTTTAGCATCAATTTTATCTTGCTCCTCTTTTGCTTTTTTATCTTTCTCTGCCTTTCTATCTTTGTCGGCTAGTGCAATATCCCTATCTGCTTTATCCCTTAAATCTTTAAGGTACTTTATTTTTTCTGCTTCAGTTCTCGTTTCATCTTCAGCAACCTCTTTTACTTTAGCAGCGTAATCAATATTAGCTTGTATTTTTCTTTTTGTATAGTCATCGTACTTATCGCCTTGCGTGTCTAAAAAGTCCTGGTTTTTTCTAAGTGTCTTTTGGCTATCTGAAACCATTTTATCAAGCGACCTACTAGCATCGGATGTAACTCCTATAAAGTCAGTAACCGTATTTACAATACCCATTACTACATCACCAACAATTGACAAAGCAGGAACTAAATTCATTACCACTTTCTTAACCTTATCAAAGTTTGCAATAAGTAAACCTACACCAACTACCAAAGCACCTACACCAGTTGCAACCAAAGCACCTCGTAAAGCCTTAGCCGCTAAAGTCGCACCATTCGTTACAAATGTTTGTATTGCGGTTGCAGCACTTAAAGCCTTTTGGAATAAAGTAGTATTTTTAATTGTAGAGCCTAAAATTTTAAACGCGTCTACACTTTCCAAAACCATATCTACACCTTGAGCAAGTGCCATTGCGCTTTGAACTTTAAGAATCATTTTCTCTACGTCCTCACTTTCCTTACCCATAAGACCAATCGCACCTTGCACCGCACTAAATCCACCCGCTACTCCTCCAAGCGTGGAAGTAAGAGCCTTAAATTTAGCATCTGGATTAAAGGCATCGGTTAAGGCTTTTGCATCGCCTATAGCATCTTTAAGTTCAGCCGCTTTCTTAGCCGCTTCAACTGCTTCCTTGGAAGTCGCTCCAAACTTTTTACTTAATTCGTTAACCTCGTTTTGTGCTTGCCTTAATTCCGTTTTAAGAGATACTACATTTTTTGTAGTATCTTGTATGTCATCATTAACCTTTAAATTAACTACCTTTTCGATTGCCATTGCCTTTTTATTTTTTTAGTTGCTCCTTTGAACGTTGTTGGTAATTGATATTTCCCTTTTGCAATCTCGATACATTCGCCACCATTTAGCCAATCGTCAAGTTTTAGTAATTGTATAACCTCTTTTATCATTGTATAATTGTTAAGTCAAAATTAGTACCACCTATTATATAACGCAAAACTCCGCTTCTAGTACTACCACTATTTGAATTCACATTTACCATCGTGTAATCGGATTTATTACCCACCGTTTTATCAACTCCAAACCAAGCCACGCCATCGCCTGTATCTACCTTTGTAACGCTCCAAGTAGTGTTTGCATTTACTTTAACCTCAAAGTATTCTTTTGCAGTTGTAGCCGTGTAAGTAGTTCTACTTATTCCATTAGTAATAAATGAATATAAGGCATCGTAAGTACTTATTCTATCTACGGTAATGGTATCAGTATCAACGGTTATATCCGTTCTATCCACCGTTAAAGGAATTTCATTCGCTATTGTATCGGCTGGTAAAGAGTAATCAGTAAACACTTCAATATCCGCTTGTGAGTTAATTAAATTTACTTTTACATTTGATATTTTGTACTTATTTTTATTGATTATAAATTTATCATTCAAGGATAGTTTAGTTAAAATCGAAATAGGTAACTTGCATTTTAAATTTAGTACTCTTGTTTTTTGGTTGTATAAATCTTCTATATAAGTTTTCCAAAAGTTAAAGTATAATGATTTTTGAATAGGACTAAAAAAATAAGTCGATATATCTGAGCCAAAGTTTAAACTATTGGTTACTTGCTCAAGTAGTGAATTGTCCTCAGTAGCGGTTAAAAATACTTTGTCCAAAGCAACTCCATTTATATAAATTGTATCTTCTAAATCTATCAATCCGTTCTTATAAAAAATAAAAGGCTTACCGACATAAGGCTCTAGTTTTAAATCAATTGATTGTCCTATTTGTAGATTAGTGGTAACGCTTGGCGTAGCGCTTACGTCTTGTAATCTTTCAAATAGTAAGTTTTCAAAACCTACTTTTATACTCATATCATCGCCTGCAATATCATTGTATTTTGCGCTAAGGTCGCCATATCCTATTCCGTTACTATCTAAGTATTGTTTTCCAAGTATTGCACCCGCTGGTTCGTATTTAAACTCTATTAGCTTCTTAACATCGGGTTTCTTAATAGTTATATCATCAATATTAATTAAGTGGCTTATATCGAACGTGTCGCCTTTACTATACCAATTATCTAGGGTGTCGATATAAAAACTATTTGTCGAAGTAGGTATAATTATAAGATTAAATTGATTTATTAAGCTACTGAATAAATCTTTTAATTTTATTGTTGGCACTTCATTCGCTACAG